TACAGGTGCAGGGTTACCGTCAAAGATTGCTGTGCTGTTATACAGGGCTTCGTTGTAGTATGCAGCTGCGCCTGTTGTTGTTAGTGTAAAGTTTGTAGGACGCAGGGTATCTACGTCTTCATAGTCATAAAGTGCAGACATGATGATCTCGTTGTCACCTTCAGATCGTAAGTATGTAGCTACAGTGTAGAATACCTTACGTTGTTCGGGGTCTTGCATGTGAAAGAAAGGCGTCTGGAATACACTAAAGATAGCCTCTCCATCAAAGTCATTGCCCTGCTCTTGTCGGTGTACCTTACCGTTGCTATCACCGTGTATTACAAACTCGTTCTGACCAATGTAACCACTCGTAGCACAAGTAGTGAATACACCTAGCATCTGACCATACTCAAACTGCAAGCCATTAGGTGTCTGTCTGAAGCCACCAATGATACCCTGACCATCTGCAGCACCAAGGAAGTATCGGAACTGTGTCTTCTGTCGAATAACTACAGCGTCTAGTTTGTCTAGGTCTACGTCAAATACTACATCAGTAAATACTGACTGAATGTCTTTCGATACAGTCTCAAGATTAACGTCACCAATTTTATCTGTACCAGTTACAGGACGCAAACCATCTTGTGATAAGAATAGTAGATCACCACCTATTTCAATCACACTGTCTGTAGCCAAGCAACCTAAGTCATCTGTAACTTCTTCAAGTATAAAGTCTGCTATGTTGTTACCTACAAGCTTACGGATGTTGTTAGATCCAAAGATGTATAGTGCATCACGGAAAGACTTAATAGCGACAATAGGAAAGCCTACGTTAATAACGCCTGAACCATCTGCAGGGTCAAAGTCAGTCTCACTGTACGGTGCAGAAAACCACAAGTTAGTAGCCTCAGTAGCGTCACCAGCTAGGAATAAGTGGTTCTTAAATGTATGGGATACTTTAGGTGCGCTGGGCGCATTAGCATTAGTAATCTGAGTGTAGGTTGTACCGTCATAGACTGCAGCAGGGTTAACCCCATCTGTAATTACTACTTCAGGTGTTCCCCAGTTGTAACGAGAGAAGCGTACTTTAGGGTATGTAGAAACATCAACAGATCCAGGTGTAGTAATAGTCACCCAAGCTGATGTAGAGTTGTTCCAGCGGTACAGATAGTTTGTATTACCTGTGTTATGCCGTGCTGCAAGGATACCATCATTAACACCATTAGCTACACAGACACCTAGAACATTACCGAATCCCGGTACTGTGCCGTAGTCATTACTGTAGCCACTCATCTTACGATAGCCACCAGTAACAGCAGGCTCATAGTTAATCAACGAGATAGCTGAACCCGGCTGTGTCTCACCCTGCGATAGAACATCCCGGCTGGTGTTTAAACCGCCAGAGCAAAACACTTTAAAGGAAGCTAGATTATCAGCCATTAGTATGAGCCACTAAACGATGAAGAGCTACCACGCGATATTACAGTAGAGCGGATTTCAATAGCGTCATCCATTAACACACGGCGCATTGACTTTATACCATCCTCAAAGTTGTTCTGGTGCATTGCTGCACTCTGCTCATTACTACGGAAGCGCATCATGAACATCATAGCGCCATCAATTAGTACATGCTTAAAACGATCAGGTATAACTGCTACATCACTGTAGACTGTAAGGTCACTAGGGAAAGACCAATACACATATTCTATTTCGTATGCAGCGTTAGGTACAGGTGTAACACCAAAAGCCTCTCCGTAAGTCTGATACACAACTGAAGGAGCAGACTCACCACTTACGGTGTCACCACTATCGTCAGATGAACGGTAGTTCTGAACGTAGTCTTCGTAAGATATAGCCTTCAAGCGGCGTGGACCGTTCTGCTCAGCTTCTAACTTCTTAATGTAGAACGTAGCCCAGTCAACGCTGGAGTAGTCTGCAGGAAAGCTATACTGGCGTGTACCTATTGTAAGTGTTTGAGTATATGTGTTCTTAAGGAAGGGCCACTCTTGACCGTTCTGGAGAATAAGTCTAATGCTACTGTTGATGGCATCCTTAGCTAGAGCTTGAACGTTACGTACAGTATCAAAGCCATCACCTGCTGTATCCAGCGTGACTTCGTTCATACGTCTAAGAAGTTCATTAACTAGCGATACATAAGTAGCCATAGAGTTATCCTACAATTAAGTATGCTGAAGGGCCAGCCTCTTGATAAGACCAGCCCAACAGACTAAGTAGTTTTAAGCAGCGTTGTAGTGTGCTGTGATAAGTGCCTCTGGGCGTAGAATTTTACGGCCATATAGGTGCATACCACGTACAATATCAGCGAAGCTATCTGGGTCACGATAGTTCTCAACCTTGTTGATCTGCTCAGCAGAAGCAACTGCATCGTCCTGACCAGCAACAACAACACCGAAGTTAGTGTCCTGTGCAAGTGCGCCAGAAGTACCAGCGCCTGTACCGCCTGCAGGAAGGGAATTGGACACATAAACACGGAAGCCGTGCAAGTTGTTCAAGACCAAACCATTCATCAAGCCTGTACCACCGAAGTCAGCATTCAAGACACGAGAATCTTCGTCTTTAAGCATCTCAATGAATACCGGGTCTAGAACGATCCAGCGTCCACGAGACTCAACGTTAGCTGTATCCATTTGACGAGCCATACGAGCAATCACTGTCAAAGGTGAAACAGTCGCTGTAGACAACGCTGTTGCGCCCGGAAGACGTGGTGCAAGTGGAATGGAGTCGCCTGCAGCATAAGCAGTTGATGCAGAGTCAGCAGAACCCAAAGAACCGAAGTCAGTTGCGTCCAAGTGGTTAGCAGTGATGTATTCACCAGTTGCTGTCAAAGCAGTTTGCTTATCACCAGAGGAAGCAGTGATCTTAGTACCATCAGCATTGTGACCTGATAGGTATGCAAGAACGTCTGTGTCCATAGCGTCAGCCATCTTATATGCAGCACGATCAGCAGCCAAGCTGGTGAAGTCTACATTTGAGAACTGCTCTTCAATGTCATCCATTTTGAAAGCAAAGTAGTTAGCTTTATCAATGGTCAACGAGAAGTCAGAGTCATCAAGTTTCTCTACTGAGATACCTGTGTGACGCTGTAGAGCGTTGACTGTTACGTCTGGCTCTTTTTGAATGCGAACAGTATCGCCTTGGTTTGCAATGTCACCGAAGTAAGAGTTGTTGGTGATTGCGTTAGTAACAGCAGATTTGCGTAGAGCAATCTGTGCTTGCTTGGAGTAAATAATCGGGGAGAAGTTCCCGTCAAATCCACCTGATGCGGAAGTAATAGCCATTGTGTAATCCTTTCAAGATATATGTGGCTTAGGGGTAGACACTACATATCCACTTGAAAGAGGCTCTTCGTATTAGGGTAGTCAGCATTGCTATCAGGATTGCCATCCGTTATGCGCTGGGCCTATATTCTGAGGTAGTTCTTTTATTGTGAATTAGTGCTTAGTTAAAAGCATATACAGGTAGTTGATACCTAACAATGTATATGCCTATAGTTTTACTTACGACTAGATCTTTGTCAATCTATTTCTTTGACATATCGTAAATAAACTTACCTTTGCGCTGGGCTTCGGTAATTTCGTCCATACGTTTCTCATATTCTTTGAGAGACATCTTAGCAACCTGAGACTCACGAAGATAATCTGCTGATCCTTCTTGGGTAGGTGAAGCAGTACGCTTTGTTGATACGGAAGATGCTGCACCTTTATCTGCGCTATTCTTTCGTGTAGTCTTAATGCCCTTGTCACCCTTATAAAGATCAATAACACGAGCTACAGACTTAGCATCCTCTGTGTTTTCGTACAGAGCATCTTGAACCCACTTAGGTTGGTCTTCTGCCCAGTTATGAAACACGTCATCCTTACGAATCTCATTAAAGTCAGGGTGAAGATTGTATAATTCTGCCTCAGCTTTCTCTCGCTTAGCTACAACACGTAAGTCTTCAATCTCTTTAAGACGCCCATCTAGGTCTGCTGAACGTTCCTGTGCTTTCTTGTCAGCAATAGCCTCAACAATACCAGCTACGTCAGGGTACTTCTTAGCCCAAGCATCAATGTCCTGCTCAGACTTAGGTAAGACAAGTTCATTTTTAGCTGCAGAACTAAGTTGTCCTTCTAGCTTTTCGAACTTGTCTTTCCATTCCTGTTCTTTGTCTTGTACATGTCGGCGTAGATCACCATAACGTTTCTTGAAGTTTTTCTCTTCAACACTTAGCTCTGGTTCAGCTTTTTGTGCTTCTGCTTTGGGTTCTTCTTTTTGTTCGGTATCACCCTCTGCCTGAACTTGGGGTCTTCCAGACTGTGGGCTATCAAGCTCCTCCTGCGAGGTGTCTTCTGCTTCTTCTTCATCAGAGTCTACCCCCTGTCCTTGCATTAGAGCCTTTAGTTCTGCCTCATCCCGTGCAATACGAGAGAGGTTGCGTTTATGTGATACAGAATCCGTTTGAATGGTTTGTGCTTCTGACATGTTGTAGTCCTTTATATGGGGCCAGCATCATTGCTGGGTAGCCTTATTATTATTGTTGTTTGGGTAGTTTATTTTTTCTTCTTGGTCTTTTTCTTATTAGATCTTTTAGTTATAAAGCCGCCTTCATAAAGACCATCTTCATCTGCCCCTACAGTAGTGTCACCATACGTTCTTTCAGTTACAACGTTTCCACCTACGTCTGTAGTAGTAGTTACTGGAACGTTACCCCAGCTTGTAGTATCATCATTACCTGCATCAGTGTTTATTTTTACTTCATTCTGCGCAGCCTTAGCTTGATAGTCTTCTATGCTATTTTGTATAGCTTTCTTTTGATCAAACGTATTACCCTTACCTTCACTTTTAAATGGGCTTTCAAGTACTTCAGTATCTTTACCCCCACCAAAGATATTCGTAATACTATCTTTAATACCAGAGAGAAGACCCTCTCCATCTTTGCCATCAACAGGTGTATAATTTAAAGCTTCCATCGCCTTCTTAATTTGGTTTTCTGCGTGTTTAGTGGCACCCATTCCAAGTAAACCTAATCCAGGGAATGCAAGAGCCATACCACTCATAATGCTCTTAGCCTTTTTATTGGAATCATAGGCTTTCTGAAGTTCTTCAGGAGACATCTCGCTAAATTTCTTACCGTCTTCGCCTGTATCATTACCGTAGTCATTAGGGTCTTCATCGTTTACCGATACCGAAGTCTCAGTGGTTACTGCTACCTGTTCTTTAGCCCAACCCTCAGCAATACGGGCATCATACTGAGCTTGCTGAGCAGGTAGAGTAAAGGATTCTGTCATCAAACCATCAGGACTGTATAACATTACAACAGTAACCTGTGTAGGTTCAGCAGTTCCAGCATTTCTTACGTTGTCGATCATAGAACCTCGACCATACTGTGTAGGATCAAATGCTGATAAAGTCTCAGGGTTAGCTACAACACCCGCTTCATTATAACCTCGTACACTACCACCTTCAGCATAACCTGTGTTGCCCATAGCTACAGGAGAAGGTTGTTGGTACATCTGTTGTTGCTGCATGTAAGGGTCAGTACTCTGTGTAGGTTGTGGAACCATACCACCAACAGCCATACCCATCTCTTGCAGTACTGCCATCTCTTCTGGACTGAGAGCATTGCCACCTTCTTGTTCAGGACCACCTGCAGGAACAGGCTCACCACCAATGCGTCCGTCAGCTTCCATCTGCATCATGCCCTGCTTAGCTTCTGCACGTAAATCCTCAAAGAACTTAACACCGTAAAAACGAAGAACATCCGCAGGTACAACATACTCACCCTCAGATAGTTGGGCGGGAACATCATCACGTACTTCTTGAGCCATAGAACCTGGAGGTATCTCATTACCACTTACAGGATCAACGTTCATGCCGTCATCAGCTATACCACCCTCTTCAAAGAGGTTAGACATTTGATCTTCACTATTAGCCATTAACTTTATCCCTTAAGTACTTCAGGTTACGGTATGCTGCCATCTTACCTTGAGAACGATATATCTCAATAGGATCAGATAATGTTTCAGCACTTTTGTGTTGTTGTGAGATGCACTCATCTAGTTCAACTAGAAACGCATCCCACTCTGGTTTATTGTTAACAAACTGCTTAAGCGACATTAGCACTAAAACCTTGTTCACCCGGAACTGGTGCTACGCCTGTGCCAATAGTACCCCCGCCTGCCCCTGTTTGATCCTGTGGGTTAACCCCTGCAGGTACTTCACCCTCTTGAGGCGCTGGGCCGCCCACAGCTGCCATCTCAGGTGGAGGTGGAGCAGGTTGTTGGAACCCTTTAAGAATCTCTGCCTGAATAGCTGCGTCCTGCATAGAGTTAGTAACCTTGTTAGGGTCTAGGTCCATGCTCTTAGCAATCTCACGAATGATGTAGTCCATCTTAGCAAACGGTGCCAGTGAAGGGTTCTGTACTACACCCAAGAACTGCATAAGGCGCTGTGAGCGAACCTCATTAGCCATCAAGCTTTCAGTACCATTAGCAATAACTTCCAAGTCACCCTTAATGGATTCATCAAAGTCAAACTGCATGTTAAACGCAAAGAAGGCACGTCCGATAGGAGCTAGAAGGTAATCATCTACATTCTTAACCACAGAACGAATAGACCCGTTAGCAGCAGACATAAGCATACTAATGCCAGAAGCTGTACGGCCAACGCCAGATACGCCAGTTTGACCATGAGCAAAAGAAGGGAATCCAGTAGACTCATCAGCTAATACACGTGCCTTATCAAAGAGTTGCATGTTCTCTTGTGCTACGTTAGGGAACTTGGTTCCGAAGATTGCTTGGCCAGGTGCACCGCCCTGTCTCCGAAAGACTTTTCCTGGGTGTACGGACAAGTCCTGTCCTGGAACAAGGTTAGTCTCATCAATCTCAATAAGTAGATTACCAGAAAGAACTGCATTGTCAACTGCCATACGCATAAAGCCGTTCATCAATGTCTGTGTGTCATCCATATTCTCAGCAATACCTACTCCAAAGAAGGAATAAGGGTTATGTTCATAAGGTACAGAATAGTAAGGAATACGTGTAGGCTTAAACGGGTTAATAACACAGCGAATAACTACACCATTACAAATCCAGATGTTAGTATTAACTTCAACTAGTTTACGTAACTCACGAGGTATTTTAATGCCGTGCTCTTCAAGGATCTCTGTATCAACAAAGCCCCAGAACTCTAACACTTCCCAACGCTCAGTATCAGAAGGTGTAGTACCTTCATCCTCCATTTTCATCTCCCAGTGCTTACGAACGTAGTCTGGGCCTTTAGAAATAGCAGTCTGAATAGAATCATCAATAAAGTAAGGGCGGTTACTTAGAGCACGAAGTTGATTGCGTGACATCTTGTGACGCTCTACAACGTACTCAGCATCATCCATAGATGCAGCTTCTGGATCAGGATAGAAGTTCCATACAGATACATGGTTAGTGGCTGGTACAGTTTTAATTAGAGGGTCATAATCACCTTCTTCATTCCAGTTAGGGTACTCCTTATCTGAAGCAAATGGACCTTTCATTACACCCGTACCCAGCAGGGCCATCTCGAAAGCCATAGAGCGTAGATGCTTGGATGCCCCACTCTCATTAAGCTGATCGTGGATCTTCTTCTCCATCTTCTTAGCTGCAATCATAGCAGGATGGAAGGTTACACTTGTAGGTGTAGTACCATCACCCTCAATAAGTTTATCACCCAGAGGTGCCAGCTTATTAGAAAGACCACCTAAGCGTTTCATTAGAGATGTTCGTGTCTCACCTGGCTCAAGCTTTGTGTCTGGACTAAACAGGGTAGATGGCTCAGTAAAAGCATCACTAAGCTCAGTCTGCGCTGGGCCTGCGTTAGGATCAAGGTTGATGTGAACTGACTCAGCTACACCATCAGGCAACACAGACGGCTCTACAGAGAGAGGAAACTTGTTATTACCAAACAGTACGTCAACAATCTGTCCATAAGCTGCAAGAGTTTTAGTCTTAGTTACTTTAACAAAGACCTTAGACTTTTCACTTGAAGTGAACTGTACGTCAGGACCGTATATACCACGGTAGTTACGATAAGAACGGAGCCAACGATCCTCATCAATATACCTAGCATCCTCTGCCCTATTAAAGCGATCAGTTACAAACCCAATAAGGTTATCTACATTGGAAAACAGGCTATCTTCGTTAGACTCTGCTGCGACTACTTCATCCGTCTCGAAGGAAAGGTCTTCTATTTCTGCCATTTATTTAGTATCCAAAGCTTGGGTCTGACATCTGAAAGCCAGAGTTTTGTTTTGCTGGGTCATAGTCCCAGATAGAACTGCGAGGTCTAGTCATAATTCCGTATCTTAAAGCATCGTACAAGTGGTCTTCTGCGTTAGTATCTACGTCTTCAGGATTCTTCTTGTCTAACGGAATAATAGGTATCTGTGCTATAGTGTTTGTACAGTTAGAAAAGAATACAAGCCTAGGCTCTTCTGTATGATCATCTACCTGTAATCTACGGTGCATTTCGTTCTTACCTGCAACACGTGAACCTCTTGATCTATCTGAAGGACGCCAACGACAACCCTTCATATTCATCTGCTCAGCCAGTGAAGGACCAGTATCACCTCTTTTATGCCATAGTGAGGAGTCTAACACACCATATCGTATTGTACCATCTCTAGCTTCAGCATCTAAAATCATATCCGCTAAATCAGTAGCTGTAACTTTAGAACAATAAAGCTCTCTGTAAACAACCAGCTGTTCGCTTGGTGAAACAGCGATCCAGAGTACGCCTGTGTAGGAGCCGTAACCATAGTCGCAAGCTCTAAACTTAGCCCATGAGTCTGGTATATCGTATGGCTCCACCACGTGTATGCTTCTGTTAAACTCAGGGAAAGCTGCTCCGTCATTAACATCCCAATTACCTTCTAGTAGTTGTTTGCGCTGGTGTTCAGGTAAAGATAGAAGCATTGCTTCGTAATCACCGCTATCAGCTAGGTAAGGGTTATCAAACAAACTAGCAGGGATAAACCTACGTTTAAACAGTGGCTCCCCTTCACGGCTGTGACCTTTAGGGAACGCAATAGTCTCACTTGTCTCTATATTCGTAGCCCAGAAAGCTTCCCCTGAAGGAGCGGGGTCGATGAACATCTTCTTAACCCAACCATGCCCAGCGCCACCAGGGTTAGTCGTACCCCGCATGTACAAACCTAAGTCTGAACTGTGAGCACTACGCAGACGTGAGCGCATGTAGTCCCAAGCATACGGTGTAGGCCACTGTGTAAGCTCGTCAAATCCTATCCAGTTAAAAGCCTGACCTTGGTATCGCGTAACGTCCATATCCTTATCTAGATAGGACATCCAAAGTCTACCACCCTGCGGTGTGGTCCACTGAGACTTACGCTCTGACCACTTAATACC